TCCGGGGGCATCCTGGATCTCCTGGCTGCTCCCCTTTCGAGAGCAGCATCCTAACACATGCTGATCAGCGCTCGTTGACAACACCCTCGGCATTGGTGCGCACGTAGGCACCATCGCTCAGGCTGCTTGCGTCAATCTTTTCTGCCTTGATTGGGTCGACCGGACCGTCGTAGCCGTCCCTGCGGTCCGGCCTCTCCGGCGGAATGTGGCCGGCACGGACCATCTCGATAGCGTCCTTGATGTCCTTGGCGATCTCTTCGCGCTCTGCCTTCTCGTCGCGCTGCGGAGACTTGATGCGCTCGTTGCCGATCTCGATGCAGCCGTGATCCTTCAGGTGCTGACGAAGCTGGCTGCGCGTCGTGATCTGCTGCCCATCGATGGGAGACTGGAACTCCTTGATATCGGACATGACATAGGGCGCCGGAAGATCCGCACGCTTCTCCTTTTTCTTCTGCCAATGCTGACGATGAGCCAGATGCTTTGGAATCAAATGCCCATCGCGTACGACGTAACTTGCTCTCGGCATGATTTAACCTCGAATCATAATACTCTGAAGCTCATGCCCAAACACGGAATGGCGTAAGGATAGATGCGGGATCGTAGATCACCACACCATGTGGACCTCGGTATCCCGCTGGAACTCCGATCTGCGATTTGGGCACGGACGACAGCGGACCCTTGAGTGTTTCCAGGATGCGTGAGCGCTCGAAGATCGAGCCCTCCTGTGCCTTGCCGGCGGTGAGCTGTCCCAGCAGACGGCCGAAGCCGCGCAGGTTGACGTGATGGCCAGGGATCATGACGGCCGGCGTCACAATGTTGTCCTGGTCATCGAAGACGGGCGGGCGCTTCATGATAGGACCGATCTCGTCTACTTGGATTTCCGGGTGCCAGAGCTCAGTGCCGTCTTTCTCGATAGTGAGAAACCCGTTATCGACCATCGCCGCGAGGAACGAGGCACGGTCTGGCGCCCACAGATAAAGCTCCACGGTCATGGTGCGGTCATCGCCTGAAGTTGAGCGTTGGACTTGCGCAGGGGCAGATAGAGCAGACGTTTATAGTGACCTGTCTGTGTGGGGGCGCTGCCAACACCTATTCCTATCCGAGTAATGGTATTGTTCGCCAGAGCGAAGGTTACAGAATTAGTTGCTAACCCGCCTTGGGCAGAGACCGCGCTATCCCCGGACATGAACGCGAATGCCGCTTTCAGGGTTTGAGGTGCAGCGGGGATTGCGCCATTGAACGTAAGATCGAACACAAGTCGGATCGTCCCCCTCACAAAGCCCGTGCCGGAAAAGATCACAGGCGTACCAGCCGCATCTGTGCCAAGCCGTATCAGTCCTCCAGTAAGAGGTACACTGGCCTCGACAAACACTGTGCCGGAAGTCGTGCTGTATGGGTACAGACTGTGGGCGATGGTAATGACATCATCTCCACGCGTCACCTGAGAGGCGGCGGTTGGAATATAGGACGTGGGGAAGGAACCTGCTTCGAGTTGAGCACCCCAGAGATAACAGGCTACACTGGCTCTGGTTATGCTATTGTCCGCAGCTGCAGAACAGAAGAATACCCGTCCGACAGTTCCTGAAGTCGTACCTGTCAGACGCAGCCTGTACCATCCATTGGGCAATGCTTCTAGTCCGGCAGAGGAGAAAGTCCAACCTGTGCCAACCACGCCCGACGTGCCAACAACCCCATTCAGAAGATCGACCCAAACCCTGATGCCGTTGTTACCGGTGCCGTCATCAAACACCATACGAACCCACTGACCGCTGACTCGCTTGAGATACATGGAAGCGGTATACGTAGTGGCATTGGCTACGGTAACAACCTGACCATAGATATCAACACCCACTGATTGCCACAGATCAGCCGTCTGTGTTCCATCCGGAGCAATTGCCTGATCCGGCGTTATGCTGACATTGCTCGCGGCCCAGGCAGGATCATCGAACTGCTGGCTTCTGATCAAAAGGTTCGTGCGCTGTTCCTCGATAAGAAGGCCAAGAGGATTGCCGTTTACATCATACTCGGTGCGCAGCGTGGTCCCGCTCTCCAGAAGACCCGACGCGTTCCTGATCCACTTCGTGGAGGGCGAACTGTAAGTGAGCTTGGTACTGGGGACACCAGAAAAATTATTGGCTGGAGTCGCGGTGTCTCTGATGACCATCGACATATCGGTGAAGTCTATGGCGAGACCATCGGGCTCACCGGCCAGGAGCCGGGAAGCTCCGTCGATCAACTGCAGGTCGTTCATCGAGTCCCAGTTGAAGAACCCCCGCGACTCCGCATACGCCTGCATGGCGCCGCTGAGGTGTTCATAGGAAGTACCGAGCGTGCTGTTGATCCACAGCAGCATGCGCTCGTTGAACGGCTTGTTCGCGGCGATGCCCTGCGTGTCCCAGAAGGCGTGCCAGGCAGACTCGCAGGTGCGGTCCTCGTAGCCTGCGCCAAGCGCAGCCAGGAGAGATGCATGCCTGGCGCTCTGGTTAGAGGGTTCGACCATCACGCTGCCCTGTTCTGACCAGTACGGAATGCAGCGCGCGCAGCATCACGCTCACGCTCCGCGAGCTGCGTCTGCTCACTCTCCCGCGCCTGCATGCGATCCCTCTCAGCCTGCTCGCTCTCGTGCGCCATACGCATCTGCTCGGTGGCGGCCTGCTGGTCCGACTGCTGCTGCTGCTGGTTGAGCTGCTGCACCTTGGCCTGAGCGTCGCTGACGACCTTGCCGGCGCGTATGTCATTCTCACGCGCCTTGTTGACCTGTCGCATCTGAAGTTCGATGACGCGCAACTGGAAGTCGTTCTGCATCTGCTTCTCCTGCAGCAGCAGCTTCTGCCGCTCGATGCCGAGACGCTGGCCTTCGAGATCGAGCTTCTTGCGCTCGATATCCATCTCCTCCGGGGTCGGAGGACGCTGCCCGGAGCCCTGCTGCCCCTGCTGCGGAGCGGGCGGGGGTGTAGTGCGCATCTGATCGATGGCTTCCTGGATTGCCGACTCGACCGACCGGGCAATCGGGAAGCCGCGCACTGCGAGCTGGATGAGCTCCCCCAGGAGCGGGAGCATGCCGGGGAACTGCTGGCCCATGGGGATCGCAGCGCTCAGGAGCTGAGACATGCCCTGCATGAAGGCGACACGCTCCTCGCGGTCCTCCTCCAACGAGTTCTGCGCCAGACTCTTCTCGTCGATCTTGATGCGGAACCGGCGCAACGGCGCGCTGCGCAGCAGCTGCAGCGCTGCAGCGAAGCGGTTCACATCGAACTGGCCCTGAGCGTCGACCAGAACCTGCTCTGCCGAACTGATCTCGCGGATATAGTCGTCGCTGTAGTGCTTGCAGATGATCTGCGCCTTGATCTCCAGAGACTCACGCGCCATGCGCGCGATCTCCTTCTGGCGCTGTGCCAGCCGCTTGCTGGCGAAGTTGCCCTTGATCTGCTGTGCCTTGGCGGTCTCTCGCGGATCGCTGTTGCCGCGGATGATGTCGGCAATGCCGGTGATGTCGTAGAGCTCCTGCAGGAGGCGCGCGCGGGCTTGATGCAGCTTCTCCAGAGCAACCATGATCTGCTCAATGGGAAACCATGCAATGGCGCTCTCGAAACCTCCCTGCTCTGAGAACTGCGGCCAGTTCTCAATCGGGATCAGATCGTTTTCATCAGTTTGCGTCAGGATTCTCTTGAGAATGTCCCCGATCTGCGCGTCGTAAGCGCCAACGACACGGAGAGCCTGGGTCAGCAGCTTGATGCGCTGCGTGACCTCATCGAGCTCCATGGCGATATCCTGCCACTCCTTGGGATCAGGGACAGGCTCGAGTGTGTCGTTCGTCTTGGTGCCATAGGCCGGCTTCGGGCAGGGAAAGAACCCGTCGAGCTCGAGGATGTCGTCCTTCTCGTCGAGAAAACCGTCCTTGTACTGCGGACAAAGCCACATCACCTTGCGGGTGGTCTTGTCCCAAATCTCCCATATCTCAGACTTCGCAAACAGGCCCTTGGCATCATCCGTGTTCAGGGTCTTGTCATGCATCTCCTGCTTGGCGTCCGTGACGTGGATCGTCAACGGGGCGACACGGCCCATCTTCGAGCCGAAACGCTTGATCTGCTCCTTCCGCGTCATCGGAACACGGCGGGCAACCCACGGCACATAGCGCCACTTCGAGGCGGCGCCGTGCAGGAAGTCGGAGTAAAGGACGTGCTCTACTTCGCACTCCTCATATATCTTCTCGTCATACTGCTTGCGGAAATAGAGTCCCCTGTCGTCGCGCTGCGGTTCGGCTCCTTCGGGAACGTCCTTCGGATTGTCGACGTAAGTCTTGTCTTCGCTCTCACGCAGACGGAAATAGGGCGTGTACTTATGCCAGACGACGCCGCGGGATGTGAGCAGGTAGTCGTCGCGTGCCTCGGTCAATGCGTCGTGGAGCGTATCGCCGTCGAGGCTGTAGGCAAGCGCGCGCTGCAGGAGCATGGAGGCGTCGCGCGCCACGGGATCCTTGTCGTTGTGCCGGCGGGAGATGTAGGGCTGCGGCGGATCGCTATAGACCAGCGGCTGCATGGTCTGCATGATCGACCAGAGCACGTTATAGCGCCGCTGGGAAATGATCTTCTGACCGTTGGCGGCGGTGGCCTCGTTGCGGATGTCGCGGTAGCGCTCGACGATGCGCTTGCAGCTGTCGTGCCAGTCGCGCGATGCCTTCTTTGCATCCTCGATCTCGCGCAGCCAGCGCTCGACATCAGTCATCTGCGGCGAGGCAGAGTCCTGGGTCTCCTGATTGGGGTTGGACTTCGGCTTGCGCGCCATCACCGGCCTCAAAAGTACTGCTCCACACGGGGCGAGCGCTCATTATCCCACAGGTCATCTAGCGTCATTTCATTGATGGAGCGGGGAAGCCGGATATCGCGCGGGTTCTTGCGTATCCAGGGACGCGACATGCAGCCATAGCGCAGGGCGTCCACAAGATGGTCCTCACCCTCTTTCGCCATGTCCTCGGGATGGTCCGGATCGTGCTGCATCATGGGCAGCGTACGCATCAGGTGATGACAGTGGTGGAAGATGAACAACATCGGCCGGCCGCGATTGTCCGGATCGTCGGGATCACCATCGCCAGTCAGACGTGCGCGAACCTGATCATGGCCGGACATGGCGCCATTGGTGGCCGAGCGCTTGTTGTCCGCCCGCCGGCAGGGCACGCCGCGCCGGCGCATACGCTCGGCAATGGAGGGTCCCGACTGCACCGAGAAGGCGCTGGGGTCCATGACGGTATAGGACGGCTTCTCGCCACGGATCTCCATGCGCAGGATGCCATTGGCAACCTGCTCAGCCGTGAGCTTGCAACCCCTATTGGCTTCGACTGTGCCGTCCAGCTTGCGGCGCACGCCGTACCACTCACGGTACGCAACCAGCGCCCCGCGCGGTATCAGCGTGCCGGTTGTGGGGTGTTCCCAATCCTCGGATGCCACTGCAAACCAGAGCACCCCGAACGGATAGTAGGAGCCCCAGTCGATGGCACGAAAGCGCATCCAGTAACCCGGCAGCTCGCAAGGCGGGATGACGTGACGGCGCGGGTCGTATTCGGGATAGAAGGCGCCCTCGATGGCCCAAAAATCGCCCTCCAGCCATGCGCGCACAAGCTGCTCGGAGCCGACCTCAGCCAGGCGTGAGATATAGCCTGGATCATTCTCCAGGAGGATGCGATTGTCGGTGATGCGGCTCGGGATATAGATGCGCGTGTTCTGAACGTCGACCGTCTTGCCGTTCGGCAACCGCCGGCGCTCCGTCGTCCGGATCGGAGTCCACCCGTTCGGAGCGGGATCGATGTAGCGCGAGCGAATCCAGCCTTGGCCGGGACCGCCGGGGTTGCCGGTCAGGTACATCTGGCACGGCACGCCGCGCGCTGAACGCAGGGTTCCTTTCAGCTTCAGGATCGGAGCGATGTTCGGGAAATTTCCGGCCTCCTCGATTGCAATGTCGGTATTGCAATTGACCAATCCACTGCTCGTTATGTAGTGATTTGCGCCGTCAACTGTCAGATCCGAGACCCATGCGGAACCCACGTAAAAAACTTCAGCATGACCCAATTCCGTACGAGCTGTTATGTGCCGCAGCTCTCCGGTATAGGGGTGGATATACGCAAAAGACGGCCTGGGGTCATATCCGGGAATATTGCCCGTTTCATCCCAAAGCGAGCTCTCGGGGACATGTCCCCCAACATCGATTGGTGATGGAACGACACCTCTGGCGTCTCCTCGAGGATCATGAAGTCGTTCATCAATTTTTCCCGCGTGCAGCACTACAGGGACGGACAACAGCAGTAGCTGCCCAGGTGCCGGGCGTCCATCCGCAAACACTCCATGATCGCTTCGATCACCTTCTAACAAAGCGCCTACGCCCTTACGGATTAGATGCAGTGCGGGATGACGTAATACGGATTGCCAGGACTGACGGAATGGGATCTGCCGCCCGCCATTCTGGGACTGACCCATGTCCGGTTTCGAGAGCAATTCGACGCTGGAGAGCACAGGGTGTGTTATCGGATGAACTTGCTGACCAACCAAGTTCCCGGCGCGGTCCCGCACCCGGTACTCGACACACTCGGCCTCGTAAGGCACGGTTGTCCTCAGTACACGTTTCGGCCCCTCCAACGTCGCAACCAGATCCCCGACAACAACCCGCTCAATAGGCTTGTATGAGCCGTCAGCCATGAGGACGGGCGTACCAACGGCCACGCAATAATCGTGACCCTGGTACTTCTCGGCATCCGTATCGCGATCCAGAAACCGGAACTTGATCGTCGCCCCGTTCGGGAAGCGAAAGATCTTCTGCTGCTCCCTGAACTCAGCGCCATGCGGGCAGAACATCTCCTTGGCGCGCGCTATGATCGCTTCGAGTTGTGGCATCTCCCGCCGAAAGACGATGCCCTTCATGTACTTCTCGAACATGAGGGCCTTGATCAGCAGCTTGCCGAGCACGGCGTCGGTCTTGCCGCCGCCTCTGGCGCCGCCGAAGAATATCTCGTCTGCCCACGTGCAATGGATGAACGCAGTCTGCGGTCCCTCCTGCGGGCTCCAGTCGACCTCGATGTTCCTGTCCCTGACCTGTTCGATGCGCTTTTCTGCGCGCTCCGCCTGCTTCACCTGGCGGCGCCGCTCGCGCATCACGTCCTCCTGGCTGGGCGGGTTTTTGCTGGAGCGCCCCCGCCTGCGCCGCATGTGCTCGGTCATCGCCTATCCCGAGTCAGCGGTCAATTTGATCAGTGAACCGTTCGGAAAGCGCCAGCAGAGGCCGCGCGCGTCCGCCTTTCCGCCGCGCATTTCGATGTGCGGCGAAGCAGCCTCGAAGATGCGGCGGGTACGCGCCGGTGACACATCGATCCTGAATGTCCGCTCTCCGGCGAGAGCAGACTTCACTACAGCATCGATGGCGCTCAACGCTGCCTTACTCAGCCTCACCGTTCGTTCTCCTGCTGTGCGCCCGCATGAGGCTGTCCTTCATGCGGCGCTGGCGGTTGCCGGGGCGCAGGGGAGCCACAGGATGCTCGTCGCCGGCTGTGCCGCGGTCGGTGCTGCGATTGAGTTCGACCGAGCTGACCGGCGCCGTTCCTTGGCTTTCCGGCAGGCGGTGGAGGGGGCGGGGGAGGCGCACGAGCCCCGTTTTCGGGCAGATGAAGGCGTCCTCAGGCAGCGCCGTCTTCTCCGGCTTCTTCTCCGGATTCTCCGTCATCGGTGCTCTCCCGTACCTCAACGATCTCCGCATCCTCGGCCGGATGCGCCGGCGGCAGCGCTGCGCGCACACCCTGCGGCACGAACGTCTGCTCCCAGTCCTGCGGCGTCTGCCGGTAATTCGGCAGCGTGCCTACGACAGTGATCTTCTTGTTGATGTCGATCTGCTGCCGATCGCTCTGGTCCAGGTGCTGCTTGCCCATCCAGATCGCCATCTGAGCGCTTTCCAGCGCCAGATTGCGCTGTGCGATGCGCAGCTCCTTCCTGAACTCGGACTGGCCGTCCAGGTACGCCTGACGAACGCGGTCGTCGCCGTCATCCTCGTCGAGCCGTTCGCGCAGCCAGTCAACGGAGACGCGCAGATACTCCGCGATCTCCTTGATGGACGAGCCAAGCTGAGCCAGCTCCTGGATCTTCGCCAGCCCCACATCAGTCAGCATGTAGGCGCCGCCAGCTCCAATCTCGAAGCAACCGGCGCGCAGCTTCCTTGCACTCATGCAGACGAAGATAGCATAAGCAACAATGCGTTACTGCCGGGGAGGCTGCTGTGCGGCGTCACGCAGCTCGCGCTCAATGTACTGACGCGCCAGAGCCTCGAATGTCAGCTGATCCTGGCCCCACGGACCCTGACACTCCTCGCGCAACCGTTCGATCTCATTGAAAAGACGGCGGGCGCGGGCGTGAAAAGGTTCGACATAGGGCTGGGACATGACGGACCTCCATCGATCCATGCCATCATACCGCCGCCGCATGGGCGTCACGGCTTCGTCTCCGTCGTCTGCTTCTCCGCAAGGAGCATGCCGATCTCCCGCTCGATCCGGCGCAGCTCAATGACCGTCTCGCCGTCGAGCCGGATCACGGCGACCATAGCCAGTTGCAGATAGAACCATTTCTGGTGGTGCGGCAGAGACTGCCACGCCGGCAGCGTCACGAGCCCCTTCCGGCGCTCCCGTTGTGGGTCACAGACTTCCCGCTCCGTTTCGATAGTTGCAGATACTCCAATCCGCTCATGGCGCGGCGCTCTGGCGGCGGATTCCGCACCGGAGTCGCGCTCTCCCGCGCAGGTTTGGAGGAAATGGTTGTTGTTACATCTTTCCCAATATTCGCCAATGCAATCAATAAGTTGCATTGTATTGTTGTCCTATGCAACTTTGCGCGATTTCTTGCGCGGCGCAGGTGGAGTTGCGCGCGCTTTCCGCTGCGGAGTCCGCGCGCGCCTCCGCACTTTCTCCGCGGAAGTTGCTGATGCATCTTCCGGCGTCAGCCCTGCATTCTGCAGCACCTTGATGACGCCGTGGAGCCCGCGCGCGAGCTGATCGACGAGCATGGTGCGCGTTGTCGCCTCCGCCTCGATGCGCTTATGCAACTCCGAGAGGAGGGAGGGCGGGAGTTCTGCATTGGTCGGAGCGCTCCTGAGCGACTCCTGAGCCAGTCTCAGCTCCTCCTGCACCTGTTCCAGGTGCCCCTCCAACTGAGAAATGCGCATCCGGTAGCCCAGGACGGTTGCAGCATCAACACTGAGCCCGTCGACCATGATGAAGGGGGCGGCGCAGCTCACAGCACATCCCCTTCACTTACATTCAGCCCGATCTCAGTGAGCTTCGTGGCGGCCCCGTTCGCAGCGCTCTCGGCGCGATCCGCAGCCTCTCTCAGAAACTGCGCAAGCTGGCGGGCTTGGGCGGGAGAAAGGCCGGTATCGGCAAAGCTGGTGGCACGCAGGATGACTTCATCACCGTTATCCATGACTAGAATACGATGCGTATAGGGCTTGTCGCCGTTGCCGACAGTGCGCACTTCCGAGATGCCGTGGATTTCCTTAAGCACGTAGTTTCTCTCCTGGATTATGGGTGTGGATACCCCACACCGGCTCATCGATCTTGAGGGCTTCGGCCTCCGTCTCGGGCTCACCGGCCGTAGATAGCTGGTAGAAGCCGATTACCCCGCCCGCAATGCCCAAAAGCAGGCTGACGATATCCACGGTCAGCCCTCCGCCGGTACGAAGTAACAGCGCGGCGTGCCGTCGGGCTTGATGCAGACATGCTGCCTGCCGTCCGGGCTCGGCCGGCGCGGGAACGACCCCGGCACGATCACCGTGCCGAGCTTGGTCGTGAGCTTGGCGGCGGACCCCAGGTATTCGGCCTGGTCCACGGGAGCGCAGTCGAGATCGTGACAGCAGTCCCAGGGATACCAGTCATGCGAGCGCGCCTTGGACGCCCCCAGCAGCGCCATGGCGCATATCAGGCCGGCAGCGGCGCAGGACAGGATGGAGAGCGCGCGATTCATGGCTGCTCCGCCTTGGTCAGGTCGACCAGATCCCCGCCGGCCTTATCGATCACCGCAACGATTGCCCGGAAGACCGCCTCGCGCATGTCTCCGAGCACCGTCAGGGCCGCGGCCGGACCAAGCGCGAAAATCAGACCATTGACGAGGAAGCTGCCCGTGCAGCCGATAACGACATTGGCCAGCGCATGCGGCTCCGTGCCCGCAGCCTCCTCATGCTCCCGCCAGACATCGAGGGCATTGAGCATGTGCTTCTGCAGCCGCAGGTGAGGACGGTCCTCTGGAGACGCCTTCATGATGCGGTCATGCAGGTCTTCGACAACCTCCGGCATCGTGGATTTGACTATCCGCATGTACGCGCCTCCCATCCCTTGCATCGTGCACACTATACTGATCATGCACGCACAACGCAAGAGGCATTTTCCGCTTGCGCGGCTCCGCGGCGCGTGGCAGAGTGTGAACAGTCAAATGATCACGACCGGTACGCCAATGCACCAGAGATGCCCGCACTGTGGCCTGTCTCCAGACCTGGCCAAGCCGCAGATCGATTATGGAACCAGCGAGCTCGTTTTCGAGGGCCGGCGCTGCCGGCTGACGGACAGCGAGCTCGCCTTCGTCGAGATCCTGCTGCACCACTACCCGCGCCCGGTCAGCCGCTACCTCATCCTGGACGAGATGTACGGCGACGAAGACCGTTGCCGGCAGCTGCTCAGCGTCGTCATCTCGCACATCCGGCAGAAATTCCGCGCCAGCGGCGTGCGGCTCAACTTCAGCTGCAACTACCAGCGTTACGAGCGCAACTGCATCGGCCTGGTGCCGACCGCACAGCCGCCGGCAAGGATCGGAGTGCCTTATGCCACTGTCCGCCGGCAGATCGCGGGATGATGAAATGACAAATACCAGTCGTGGTTTCGATCTGCTCTCCGCACGCGCAAGAGCGGCGCTCACGGCGCTGGGCAGGGACTTCCGCCCGACCGCCGATCCCGGCGCGGCCACCATCAAAGGCGACGTCACCGGCAAGGATGGCGGCACCGAGAAAGTCTATTACACGGCCGACGATCTCAGGGATCTCGCCTTCGGCCTGACGGAAGTCGCATCCTATCTCAGATGCCGCCAGAAGGACGCCGGACGATGACCGGCAAGCTGCCGAAAAAGAGGCGGGAGCGGGCGCAATCACTGGCGCAGACGCTCTCGGACATGCCGCTGAAGCCGTGGCACATCCGGCGCGCCGAAATCTTCCTCGATATCATGCGCAAGGCGGACGCAATGAGTACGCACAACAGGCTTGCGCGCACCCCACTCTCCAGCGAGACATGCAATTTTCTGGTGCTCGACAGCGAGAACACCCCTCTGCTCGCTATCTATCTCGCAGCCCATCCCGACGAGGCCATACGCCTATGCTACCTCGACCCCGGCGATCAGCGCAGTGAGCTGGAGCGCATCGACGCCATGCTGAACGGGCGCGCGCATGAACCGGGGCATGAGTGATGCGTGCCTACTACAACGACAATGACCCCTATTGTGCAGACTGGCTACGCAACCTCATAGCCGAACGCCTGATCCCCGATGGAGACGTGGATGACAGAGATATCCAACTTGTCGACCCGCGCGATCTTCGCGGATATCGGCAGGTTCATCTCTTTGCTGGACTCGGCGGGTGGTGCGAGGCCCTGCGCCTGGCAGGCGTACCACCCTCCCGCGCCCTCTGGACCTGCTCGTGCCCCTGCCAGCCCTGGAGCATTGCCGGCCCGCGCGCCGGCGAAAAGGACCCGCGCGACCTGTGGCCGGAAGCGTACCGCCTCATCCGAACGCGTCGACCTGCAATCGTCCTTGGAGAGCAGGTTGCGCGCGCGGTTCGGGACGGCTGGCTCGACCGCACTGCCGATGACATGGAGCGCAGTCATTACGCCATCGGGGCGGCGCTGCTGCAGGCTTGCACGGTCGGTGCGCCGCAACAGCGCGAGCGCCTTTACTTTGTGGCCCGCGCCAGCGGCGCGCGATTACCGTTACCCGAACAGGAAACGGTTCGCGGAGCGCGGGGGGGGGGGCGCAGGGGGGAGCAACTGCCGAACGCTGTCGGTGGCCCGGTGAACCCGCTTTGGTGCGCGTGGCTCATGGGGTACCCGGCCGAGTGGGTAAACTGCGCGCCCTTGGCAACGCCATCGTCCCGCAGATCGCGGCAGAGTTCATCCGGGCGGCGCTCCAGCTAGAACCGCACACCTAGTCTTTCCGTGTGCGCCCCCTCTGTAGATCGGGACTATCTCAGCCCGAGTCACACCACCCGCCGGTCAGGGGTGTGGGGTGGGGTGGGGGACCGGCGGGCGGTGTGACGCTACCCCGTCACGCTGGGCAGCAGGGGGGAATATAGCGCGGCGGGGGGGCACAGTCAAGTGTGCATATCCGGCATGTGTGTAGCTATGCACTGTTCGCATAACTGTAGAGGGGGCGGGCGCGCGGGCGGGTGCCTCCACGCACCGCTCCATCACACGACTGGAGTCCTCTAGGGCGAAACCCCGCCGGGTGGCGGCCGGCGGCGGCCGGCCTCGGCCGCCGATGGAACGGGACTCCAGGCGCCTGGCGCACGCGCAACCCGGAAGGGGTGCCGGGCCGATTGGATCTTGCGCCAGCCGTACGTTAAACGAGTCGGCTGGTGCGGGAGCGGCGGACACTCGACCAATGGCGGAACACGCGCCCAAGATCACCCTGCCCGATTCGCCCGCTGTGCACAAGCGGACAGTGCGCGCGCCGCGCCGCGCCAGCAATGGAGCGCGCGGACGCGTGCGCGCGCGGGGTGGGGGGTGGGGGGGAGAGGGCGGGAGCGGGAGCGGGCATGTGCCTGCACAGCGCGCGAATCAGAGGCGCTTTTTCCATAATACGGATTCTGCGAAGGTCACGCATCGGACGATTCGTCCATCGGCGCCTGGCTGGCAACCACGTCAACCGAATTTTAACCGCTTGCACCGTACAATGTGCATTGTTGAACAGAGGAGAATCACCTATGACAATAGAGCAGTTAGTCTGGGCTGGACGTTTCGCGGCTGCAGGCGCGAGCACTTTGTTGACGTGTGCCATAGTCGAGGCGCTTGCGCCTGCAGCAGAGTCCGCTCCGGGCATCATACCGGACACAAGCCGCGCGGCGCTGCAGTTGATGATAGACGGTATCCGCACTGACTATCAGGCGCGAGGGCGGGAGCGGGAGCGCTACGGGACGCGTGCGTGCCAGGCTCCCGGAAGCGGTCAGACAACGTTCTGAGCGTTGGCGTTGGTGCATAGGCAACTTATCAACGGAACACACTGCAATGAGCGAGATCACAAGAGAGACCATCGTGCGGCGGATTCGCGCGTTGCTCGCAAAAACCGTCGCGGCGGGTGCGAGCGAGGCGGAAGCCATGGCCGCAGCGGCCAAGGCTGGCGCGCTCATGGCCGAACATGACTTGACGTATCGTGATGTCTCTGACGTGAAAGATGACCGCTATGGCGCGCGCAAGCGTCCGTTCCGTGGCGGGAGTCAGCGGCGCCGCACAGCGCACGAAGTCAATAATTGCGTGATGTATGTCGCCGCATTTTTCGATTGCAAGTGCTGGATCAGCGGCGCGGACCTGGTGTTCTTCGGCTCCGAGCACGATACAGAACTAGCACACGGTATGGTCGATCTGTTGCGCGTCGCCATGGACTTGGCATGGTCACGCTATCTCAAGTCCGATGCGCGCGACCCTTACGAGCATGGGCGCACGTTGCGCGCATCGTTTATGCTGGGCATGGCGCGGCGCATCAACGAGCGCTTGCGGGCACTCAAGCGGGAGCGCTCGCAAGCGGCACAGACACTGAGCACGGGTGCCAGCCTTGTCGTGGTGAAAGAACGCGTTATTCAGGAAAAGTTCGCCACGTACAGCGCGCAAGCAGGACTCAATCTCCGCACACAAACACGCCGTCCCTCTGTTGGC